ATTGCGACAATAGATTGACGGTATGCCATAGGGTTATAAAGGTTAGGGATGATATAGATTAGGTGGATGGATATCCTACATCACACACACATCATCAGCCTCAGAAAAACATTCCCACCTTAATGCAAATGATATTGATTCGCATTCTCAAACGATAACGAGAACCATTCTCAACTAAACAACCTGCTTTGTGTACACCCCCACCCCCAACTTTGCGTGGCTAGATGTAGCGGGACATCCACCCCATATAGCGGGGCCAAAATAGGAAATCGGGAGTGTAATCAAGAGCTTATAGAGGAATATAGCGTTTAGGAGTACCAAATATGGTACTAGGTGTCGTGTATTTGTATAGGAGAATGCAGCAACTGCGGGGCTTACGGAGGAGTTAGGTATGGAAGTGCAAGGTTGTATTAGGTTCTGAAGGATAAAAGAACCCCAGTAAAGACCTATAACAGATCTAAACTTGGTTCCTTTTACCCTTAGTCGCATTTAGGACTTCGGATAGTCTGCAATTAACGCTTTATGCAAACTCGACTGCCTTCTACTAGCGTGTAGTCCACCTCCTGTTCAGTCTTTAGAACTCAGATGCGCCGTGAGGTATCTTTTTGCGCTTTAAGTCTTGAGCGGTGAGGGAGGCTTTCGCCGGACATATCCTTCAAGACCGAGATCACTTTGATCAGGGGTCAATTATACATTACCAATTTGTTATGTTGTAGTGAAAAGGGTGCCTTTATTAACTTTTTTTCACGTTTATTTTACAGCAAGGATTCTACCCCCTATACTACCGTGGTCGGTCCCCCCTCTCTCAGGCTGACAGCCTCCCTTTAGCGTTCCGTTACTGGGAGGCACCTAAAAAAACTCGGCGAACTGCTCGCATACGCTCGCAGATAAGGACTTATGTTAGAAGCTTTAATTGGACCAATATCATCGTTGCTGCAAAAGGCTATTCCTGACTCAGATCTGCGTAGGAAGCTTACGCACGAAATCGCTACAATGGCAGAGAAAAACGCGCACGAGCAGATTAAAGCGCAACTTGAAATTAACAACACTGAGGCTAAACACAGCAGCCTTTTTGTTAGCGGATGGCGACCTGCTGTCGGCTGGACTTGCTGTCTAGGTATGGCGGCTAACTTCTTACTCATCCCAATGACTAACTTTGCTTTAGCGTTGGCTTCATCTGAAATATCAATCCCCCTTATCGAGCTAGAAACAATGTTGCCAGTCCTTTTAGGAATGCTGGGACTTGGTGGTATGCGAAGCTTTGAAAAATCTAAGGGTGTAGAAAGGAAATAACATGGATTTGCAAATCAACCCTGAATTCTCAATGGCCAATGTAATTACAATATTCCTTACGCTAGCGGTAGGCCTTGGAGCTTGGAGCAATGTAAGAAGCCAGGTTGATTACAACAAAACAGCTATTGAGAAAACACAAGTCCACACAGAGCAAATGAAGAAGGATCTGGCTGAGTTGAAGACAGCAATGGCAGTAGTTATGCTGTCTGTCGAGCACTCACAAGAAGAAAGAGCAGAAATCAAAGATAATCAAAAGCAGATACTTAACATTTTAAGGAATAAATAGTGGCGATTAAAACGCAGATAGCATCGGGCAGCTTCTCAAACCCTTCAATATGGTCTGACGGACAAATTCCTGGAGATGGTGACAGAATTGTTAACTATAGCGGGTGGGATCTTACAATAGATCAAGACGCGACCATAGGTACTAACGCTCAATCTGGTAAATGGCTAGGATCTCAATCAGGTTTTTACGCTCTAGCTACCGCTGATATTTCAGCAGCTATATGGGTTCGCAACGGCACTTTAACTATTAGTGATAATGTTACTTTAACCCTTAAAGGCGATCTTATATCGCAGAACTCAGAAGTAACTCTTGGTGCTGGCGTAACCCTTAACATTGATGCTTCAGGCGCAGATACTACAGGTCTTAGCAATAGTGACTTTAACAAGTTTTATGTTATAGATATAGCTATAGACTGGGGCGGCGAGATGCAGAAAGGCCGCATAACAATTAACGGGACAGCAGAAAACAAATCGACAGTTCAGTGTATTGGTGGAGCTAGTTTCTTTACAAGCGGCCATGCTATAGTTGGATACCCTAAAAACGGTAGCGGCTGCGTTGATGCAACTTACACGCACTTTAAAAACTTTGGAGTGTCACCTGTAGATCTAGGGTCTAGCGCAGAATACTCAGGAAGCAGGATGCAATCTGTCGGAGTTAGTTTCTATCAGATTCGTAGAGGGTGGACTCCTCAGCCAGCTCACGAAGTGTCAAACACAACTCACGCAGAAGACATTAGATTTAGAATGGTAAATTGTATCCTTGAAGATACAACAGGAATAGAGCCTATATACGGGCTAGGCTCAACAGCCGCACGAGTTCAAATTACTTTTGATGGATGCACATCTAAGAAAACAAAGTTCTGGATGCGAGACTTTAATTTTATAAATTTTCAATTTTCGACAGACGTTTCAGACTTTCCTAGCGCAGCCAGTTATAAAGTTGCTGATGTAAATGCTGTACCATTTCGGATAATGAAGAATTGCTCTTGGGACAGAAGTATTATCTGGAACGATAGTGCTCATGGGTGGCAAATAGAAAACAACGTCTTTGCTTGTGGATTTGACATTAATTCAAACGTATGGACGGGCTACGGAGCTATTTCTTTTAGAGATAATATTGCCATAAGATCAAACGCATGGGATTTAGCGTCCTCAAAACCCGATTACAAGACACCAGCATCGTGGATCAACAACAATTACGCTGGTCATTATGGATACCAAAAGATTTCAAATGCTGACATTGGCTTTCAAAGCCTTCCTTATGGAACTGGCGAAAGAGATCCTACTATTCCTCAATCAATTACAGATGCTGCTGGATCATTAGGCGTTAAAACTTACGTCAAAGGCAACTATTTTATAGAAGATCATTCCACAGACAATCCTCATGTTTTAGCTTTTAGTGGAGGCAATGGCGATGGTGCTCATATTATTATAGATAATATATGGGAAGTTGTTAGTGCTGATGGTCAAGGTGAATCTGTGATAGCTGACCTTGAATTTAACGAGAGCAGGACTACGCCTACAGAGGATACTGGTGCTGTTTATTATGTCGGAAATTTACTCTTACCTTCCGCTAACCAAACAGAAGCTGGGTCTTTTTGGCTTGGAATGCCTAACGCTGGTGCCTATCATCCAAATTATGACATAGTAAGCTTGCGAGGACAGCCTGTTACTGATGCAACTTATATGAACAGTACGCATCAGGTTAACGGAACAGGGCGTTATTTCTATGGTCACTTGCCTTGCATATTTACTAACAACACTGCATTTGTAGGAATAACTGAAGGGGCCATTAACGTATCTGAGCATGGGTACTCTAAAGATACTTTGCGCTATGTTAAGAATAACATTTTCTGGGATTCCACAACTAGAGCTTCTCAGGCTTGGGCAGTAGGCGATGTGTCAAACAGGAGTCATCCTGATTTAGTGTTGCCTGAAAATGTAGATTACAATATTAAAATTAACATGCCGTATAGTGCGGAAACATCTACTGACTATTCATTTACTGTTGCAAGTCAATCAAATCCTGGCGCAACTTTTTATAACGAAAATGGATATAGATCCTTAGATCTTTCTAATCCTGACGACATCTATACGAGTCCAGAAGGGGTTGTATCCACAAAGCGAAGGCTAAATGCTTTTGGCATAAATGACCATGAAGTAAGTATTACTGACACAGCGCTAATTCCTTTTGTTAACCATGTAGTTGGATCTGCTCGTTATGCTGAATCAATAACTGGTAACGCAAACGCAGCCTTAGCTTGGCAGTCGTACTCTAAAGAGTTTGATTGGTCAGATGGCTACCAGAACGGAACAATGACTCGTGCAGGGTTGCGAGAATATACTAGACGCTCTATGGCACCAGTTTACACTGGCAATGGCTTTAACTCTCAATTAGATGGCGTGTATCAATCGCCTACAAATTATATTGACCCAAATCTAAGTGCGTTTGAAGGCAATCCATTAGGAACTCATGGAGCGATAGCCTATCAATGGAATGATGATCAAAATGCACTCTTAAAATCGTTAGCTGGTTTATATGAAACTAATAATGTAGCCTATCCTGGCGCATTACCTTTCTCATTATCTAATAGACCGCCTGTACATGTTGCCGATAGCATTGCTGTTACTATGAATGAGGCTAAGACTATTAGTTACGCTGATCTCTTGAGCAATGATTCAGATCCAGATGGAGACAGCCTTACAATTACCTCGTTCAGTAATGCTGGATCAGGCTCAGTAGTTGCTAACTCTGCGGCTGGCAATGTAATATACACTCCAGAAGCCGACTCCACTGAAGACGACTCTTTTACTTACACAGTAACCGATTCTTTAGGGCAGCAATCTTCAGGAATTGTAACTTTATTAGTATCTAGCCTTGCACCTGTAGCTCAAAACCACACTAACTCTAGCGGTGTAGGAAACGCTTTTGTAACAATATCAAAAGCTTCGTTGTTATCTGGAGCTACCGATGCTGATGGTAACGATGCAAACATTACATTTCATGGCTTTGCTGCAAGATCGTCGCGATCTGGTAGTGATAACATTCAAGCAGTTGGCCCTGACAATATAGGCTATCAAGCACCGTCTGGAGTAAGCGGTGTAGATTCATTTACCTATACAGTAATTGATGAAAAAGGCGATATTGGACAAGGGACTTATACAATTGTGTTAAGTGCAGTAGAAAGCGTTGGCGGGTCAGGATCAGGGCCAGGTAATTTAAGCGTGATAAGTCATAACATTATTGTGCAAAAGGGCAAATAATGAACAATGTAAAATTTGAATTAATAGTACAGCCAAGCTATACAACATTCTCACTTGCGGCTTTACCTGCAATAACAACAGCGGGATCAGGCCATGCAGTTGATGACTTTATTACTTTTAATGGCGACGCAGTTGGTTCTGGCATTAAAGTAAAAGTTTTAACTATTGATGGCAGTGGTGGTGTTGCTTCATATAGCTGGCAAAGCGGCGGCATCGGTTGGGCCTCAAGTGAAGTTGCTACCCAATCTAAAACAACAGGGTCTGGAATAGGCGCATCACTTACCTTGGGCAGTATAGAAACAACATACAGCCCAGTCGGCTATGGTTTTTTTAGCGATCCTTTGACAGCAGTTGTGGCAGCATCAGCATCCAATGCAACATTATTTAACAGCGCAGGAGTTGAGTTTGCATTTTCTCAGTTTAATCCAGGTATACCTGATCTTCATGCGTTAATAGGTGTTCCTGCTTCAAATGGTTTTATAAGGCTTCCAAATGTTTCAATATGGGTTGAGGGCGACTTGGCATCTTGGCCATATGGTGACAACGTGACTTTTTATCTTGACGGTGTGGCTTATCCGTTTGAAGAATCTTGGATTGGCAACGGCGCTGCAACTTGGTCAGATGCAGCAGCTACAGGTCAGACAGGTTTTAGTCGCTTGGAATGGTTTACTTCTACTGGCCCACTAGCAGAGCGAGCGCCAACTGTAATTGAAGGTGATAAGATTGGAATGTCATTAACGGTTCCAGATACAGGCCCAGGCACAGCAATAGATCATAGCATTATAACTAACAACATAATTTCAAAAGGATAAACAATGTCAACAGAATATATAGCAGAAACAGCGGCAGAAACAAGTGGCGCAGATTTTACATTAGCGGCAGGTGCCTCACGAGCTTTCTGGTGTCAGCCAGCTTTAGGCTCAAGCGAAACGGTAAACTTGTTTATTAAAAATAGCACAAATAGTTCTTACACTAAGGTAGGAGTTGTTTGCAGTAGTGGCGAACAAACTGGTGTTGTTACCGCTCAAGGTACAGGTTCTAGCGTGTTTCAAATAAGGAAGTCGGCTACCACTATAGCTAAAGGTGTATACTTCGATTAATGATTAAAAAAACTAAAAAAAGAACACTAACAAAGCAACAGGAAAAGTTTGTAGGGCTAATGGCACGTGGTTATCACGAAGGCCGAGATCCTACAAAAATGACTGTTATGGATGCCTTTGCATTAGCGGGTTACGCACCAGATAACGGTAATGCGTACCGCTTGTACAAAGATCTAAAGGATCTTATTAAAGATCGCCGTGATGATCTTATTGAAGAGAATCAGGTTGCCAGTTTGGCAACTCAGATAATCGAAGACATTATGTGTAATCCTGAAAATGGAGCGGCTATTAGATTAAAAGCTGCTCAAGATATTCTGCACAGAACAGGTCACGATAAGCCTAAAGAAGTAAATCTTAATAAAACCGTATCGGACTTGTCTGATGCAGAACTTGATGAACAACTATCCGAGCTGATTGAATCATCCAATAATGTCCAAAAACTTAAAGAAAGCTGAAAAAGAAAAGCTTCTGCTGTTAATGCAGGAGCGCGATGAGAGAAAACTGTACAACCAACTGGTTCAATGGGAGCCTTACGGTTGGCAGGAAAAACTTTCTAACGCAACCGATGAAGCTAATCAGTGTCTTGCTATGGCGGGTAACAGGGTTGGTAAAACTTATACGGGTGCAAGAATTACAGCTTGCCACTTAACAGGTATATATCCTGACTGGTGGACTGGGCATAGATTCACAAAGCCTATTACTGCATGGGCAGCAGGTGCGAGTACAGCTACAACACGAGACATTCTACAGCGTGAGCTATTAGGTGATCCCGTAAACATAAACTTGAGAGGCTCTGGGTCGATACCTAGAGATTGCATTGCTGATGTAGTTAGAAAGCCCCAGATACCTAATGCAGTAGAAAGTATTGTTGTTAAATTTCACGATCAAAACGGAAAGCATATAGGCGAGTCAGTTGTATCGTTTAAGTCTTACGAGATGGGCGAAGAGAAGTTCATGGGTTCTTCTCTTGATTGGATCTGGCTAGATGAGCAGCCAGCTCAGAATATATATACTCAGTGTCTAACTCGTACGCTGGATAAGAAGGGTTTCGTTATGATGACGTTTACCCCAGAAAGCGGAATGACTCCTGTTATTCGTCAGTTTATGAACGACAGGAAAAGAGGTCAGTTTTTAGTTCAGGCAGGTTGGGATGAGGCTCCTCACTTAGATGAGGATGCAAAAGAGCAGATACTTGCTCAGTACCTACCTAACGAACGAGAGATGAGAACAAAAGGTAAGCCGGTATTTGGTAGGGGCATGGTATTCCCATACGGAATTGATAAGTTGGTAGTTGATGACTTCCCAATACCTACTCACTGGAAAAGAATATGCGGTATCGATTTTGGGTTTGATCACCCTACAGCTATTGTTTGGGGCGCTATAAACCCTGAGAATGGCTGCTTTTATATTGTAGATGAGTACAGGCAGTCAAGACAAACTGCTACTCAGCACGCCATTGCGATTAAAGCTAGGCCAGTAGAGCCGCCTATAGCTTGGCCGCACGATGGTAATAGAACATTTGATGGTGGTGATTCTATGGCGGTGCAGTACAGACAGGAAGGTGTAAACTTTTTGCCTGAGCATTTTACTAATCCACCAGATTTGGCGCAAAACAAAGGCGATATAAAAATATCTCCAGGTATTACTGCTATATCTCAAGCAATGGAAAAGAATTTGTTTAAGGTATTTAAAAGTTGTTACTACTGGCAGGAAGAGTACGGCGGTTATCACTTTGGCGAAAACGGAAAGATAGCAGATAAAGCAGACGATTTAATGTCAGCAACAAGATACTGCTACCAAAGCCAAAGGTTTGCAGAAGCGCCAAAGGATAAAAAAGGTAGAAGCAGACCTTGGGAAACTAAAGAATCTAATAGCAATTACAACTGGGTCACATAATGATCAAAAACAAAGAACTTTTAACTACGATTAACTCTTATGAAGATAATATTTCTGATCACATGGATAGCGATGCAGCCCAGACTCGCG